GATGAAACCTTTGCCGATGAGCTTATTGAAGAAGTTGCAGCGTTTCCAAATGGGGAGTATGATGACCTTGTTGACAGCATGACCCAAGCGTTGATGCGTTATCGGCAAGGTAACTTTGTATCGCTGCCCACGGACGATTGGGACATAGACGAAGATAAGCATACTCAGGTCCGCGCATATTATGGCTGAATCAAAAATTTCTTTAGTACCGTCCCGAAGATACCCGGAAGGGTATGACCGTACAGGTGAGGGCATAGAAACCCTTAAAGGTCTTTTGGAAGGAATGGGGCCGGAACTTTTAGGCAGCTTTGCTGATATTGCAGGATTAGTAGGCAAAGGGGCTGCTTCTCTACCTCCAGTCACATCAAATATTTTGATGCTTCAACAAATGCAGGGGCTAGATAAAATAGCGGGCTCTGAGCTTTTAAGGGAGAAAACTTTTGGCAAAGCCCCTACAGAGTTACGCCAAAAAATGCGGGATGATGCACGTTTTGTGGGGGGTGCTCTAGGTTTGGGGGAGATAGCCACCGCTAAAGGAGCGGATCTTTTAAGTGACGGCATTGCAAGCTTTATAAAATATATGAAAAACAAAAATACTCCTGTCGCGGTCACACCTGACGGACAGATAGTTCCCGTACCACGGTCCCCGGATCAAGATTTGCCCGACACGTCAAGGACAGAAATGATGGGTGGCGAAGAGGCGGCTAGAGCTTTTCCTGAAATTACAAAATCAAGAGAATTAGCTGAAAAGTTATACAAGGCAAAAAAAGCTGACTTTGCAAACGAAGAAAATGTTTACTCTTTAGCGGATGATATTTTCAGAGAGACAAAAAAGCAAACAGGCTTTGGAACAGGGCCCTCCATTATATATAACGCAGACGGAAAACCAACCGTAACTTTTTACACTGAATTTGAAGCAGATCTTTCCGATATTAATTTTGGGACAGACGCCCCAACGGAAAGCATTGTCCATGACATGTACGACTTTTTTAATTATGAATCTTTGGATGGGGGGAATGTTATTTCTTATTTAGACAATAACATAAGCCTTCCGACAGAACCTGGCTTTGGAAAATTCTTTGACAGTCCTTTGTCAGAGCATTTGCCTTCTGACCACCCTATTATGCAGGCGTATGGGGATTTCATCAATCAATATCAACTTCGTATTTCTGAAACGACCCCAAATGGCGAATTAGGTCATTATAGTTCGTATGATAACCGCATTACAATAAGAGCAGATCAGCTTGATTCTAGTGACCCAGATCAATTTAGAAGCATTATGATCCACGAGTTACAGCATTTATTGCAAGACGTAGAGGGCTTACCTCAAGGGGGCATGGCTTTTACTCTGACTGATTATCAAAAAGTTTCTGATGAGTTTGTAAAACGCCTAGATGAAGTTGACCGGAACCTAAGAATTGGCCTTGATCAAGGAACCTACAGTATGGGCAACTTATCGCAGGCAAACCCCCAAAGCGAAAATGGTAGAATTTATCAAGCTTTAAACATGGCTCGTGATGATATTCTTTCGCAAAATAATATGCCCAATAACATGCGTTCTCGTGCGATGGTTTATCCAGGTCCCATGTACCAAGGGGCTAAATTAGATCCTAATAATCTCGCTATGCGTGAAGAAGTTTTGGCTCGCGCTAAAGAAATAATGGCTAATAGATATCAAGGCGCGATACAAAAACAACAAAAAGTAATGAAAGCTTTGGGCATTACTGAAGACTCTTATAGAAATTATTTAAGAATAATTGGGGAAAAGGTTGCTCGAAGCTCTGAGGAAAGGGAGAAGCTGTTTGCGGAAATTCGTGAATTGGAAAGTTCGCGACGAAAGGCTACTTCTCCTGCTGCATTAGAGAGAATAGATGGCCGACTATATGAGCTCAAAATGAGAGCTGCGACCGCTCCTATCGAAGTGTTTGCTCCAGGCGGCTTTGACATGCAGGACGTAATTAAAGAAGTCGGCCCTATGGGAGTTCAGTACCCAACAGGTAAAGGCGGCATTCAGGGCATGGTTCCAAAAATAAATGAAGCCGCTCGTCGCCGTAAAGTTGAGACTTGGCACGGGGCAGGAACTGATTTTGATAAGTTTGATCTTCACTATGTAAAGACAGGTGAAGGAGCAAACATGTTTGGTCATGGTATTTATCTTTCGGATCTTCGTCAGGTGGGCGAAACATACAAACGCAACGTAGGTTTTCGCAAAGAGTTAGACCCTTTTGCAGATGAAGACGATTTGAACATGGTTGTTGGACGGTTTAACACAGATCGTGTGACAGACCCTGACACAGGAAGACCAAAGCTTTTTGTTGAAGATAACGAAGAGTTCTCAAATTTGCTCGATGAATTGGTTTATGGCATTGGCGAGGACAATGTAAATACAAATTTAACCGGGGGCTTTACAGACTACGCTTTCGATGACGGTAAAACTTTACGTTTGAAAAACGCAGTTCACGTTGATGAGAAGACGGGTGTGGAGCGAGATGGTTTTGAGGTTATAGGTCTTGGACCTTCTGACGGTACGCTTATGCAAGTAGCTATGGACATTGATCCGCGTACCGAAATGATTGATTTCTATCGCTCAATGGAGGACCAGCACCCTGCTGTTCGTGAAAAGGTTTCAGCAATCGCTCGTAAGATTGGCGATGAGAAGTTGATTAAGGAGGTCGAACGGGGGCGGGCTGACGGTCAGGGAGTTCTGTTGTCCATTGCCAAATTCTATGGTGGTTCTAGTTTAGATGACCCGCGTATTTCTATTTTATTGAACAATAACGGCATAAAAGGAACGAAGTATTCAACCCGTGGTACGCGGTACGATAGGTTAGACCCCGGAGCAGACGATTATAATTACGTTGTTTTTGATGCGGCTACTTTAGATATTTTAAAGAAATACGGTTTTGCGGGGACCGTGGGCATTGGTACAGGGGCGGCGTTGACCGAAACGCGGCCCACGAACCAGCCACAGGAGTTTGCAAAAGGCGGTCATGTAAAAGCAGGAATAGCCAAGTTTATTCCTTTTATGCAGAAGGGGGGAGAAGTAGAATCTCGTGCTAATGAGTTTGCAGAAGCCGTAGAGAGTAATTTTCAAGCTAATTTATTACTTGATAATGCCTCCCCAGAGAAACTAATTGAAGAATTTGGAATAGAGGGGTATGCAGCTCTTCTTTATGCTGCGGGCCGTTCTCAAAAAGAAGGTGCGGACCCAAATCGTTCAAGTAATGTGTATTTTAATTTACTGGGAAACCCTGAAACAAAAGGTAAATTATTTGATTTATATGAAGATTCTGACATGTTTGCCCCTCCTGCAACTGCAGAGGACCATCCTTTGCTTGCTTTAGATGTTTTAAGAGAAAGAAATATTCCTCTAAAAGCGACAGAAGGTGCGGGTCCGTCTCAAGCTCTTTTAAATAGGCGACACACAAAAAAGACTTCTGAAAGGGAATTAAGCAAAAATATTAGGAAGGTGAAACGAGGCGAAATGGATATTGAAGATGTTTTTACTAACATATTTAAATATGCGGGGCCTCAAATAGGAATGGCAAAAGGCGGCCCAGTTAAGGCTGGTATCGCAGAATTTATCAAACATATGCAATAATGGAGGGATATGCTATGATAGAAGAAGAGTTTGACGAAGAAGTAGTCATGTTGAAAGCGGACGGGTTTGATGAGGCCATCATTGGATCTGCTGAAAGATGTGGACTTCCCGTGATGATTGCTTACGATTGGGATAAATGTGTGGATATATTGCGGAAACGAGACGGCATGTCTTTGACAGAGGCGATAGAGTTCATGGATTTTAATGTGACAGGCGCATACATGGGCGAGGGAACACCTGTCTTTATAAAGGGTATGAGCCCGCGTTGCGGATGTGAGGTTGTAAATGGTTAGACCCCCTATTTCTTTGGTAGAGAATCAAAATCCACAGATAGATCAAGAAGAGTTGATGGCAGAGGTGGAGATTGAAGCCCCTGGCAGTCTTGAAATGCCTATTGAAAGTGAGTTTGACATACAAATATCGGAGGATGGTGGGGCCATTGTAGATTTTGAACCGTCTACAGACATGCCTGACAATGGTTTTTACGCCAATTTAGCAGAGGATTTGGACGACAGAACGCTTGGGGCGGTTGCAAGTGAGCTTACAAGTGACTTTGACGCTAACAAAGCTAGCAGACAGGAATGGGAAGATGCTTATGCAAACGGTTTGGAATTATTGGGATTCAATTATTCAGAAAGATCGGAGCCTTTCAGAGGTGCGTCAGGCGTCACGCATCCGTTGCTGGCTGAAGCGGCGGTGCAGTTCCAAGCTCAGGCGTTCAATGAGCTGCTGCCAGCGGGTGGACCCGTGCGTACTGCTATTGTCGGGTCAGCAGACGCAGCAAAGTCTGACCAAGCCCAGCGTGTAAAGGACTTTATGAACTTTTACATCACGAATGTGATGGAGGAGTACACCCCTGAGTTTGACCAAATGCTGTTTTACTTACCTTTAGCGGGGAGTACCTTTAAGAAAGTCTACTATGACGAGGGTATCGACAGAGCTGTAAGCAAATTTATAGCTGCAGAGCATCTAGTAGTGCCTTATGAAACCGCTGATTTAGAAACTTGCCCCAATATCACGCATGTCGTGCGTATGAGCTTGAACGAATTGCGTAAAAAGCAGATTGGGGGCTTTTACAGGGACATACCTGTGTTGCCGCAACAGGCGGTGGATGACGATTTGGGCTCTGAACTCGATCGTATTACCGGAATTGAACCGTCATCTGTGGACTATGACTGCACCTTGCTGGAATGTCACGTCGATTTGGACCTTGAGGGGTATGAAGACAAGGGTCAGGACGGCGAACCAACAGGAATCAAGCTGCCATACATCGTAACTATCTCTCAGGACAACGGTCAGGTACTGTCCATTCGCAGAAACTACCGCGAAAATGACCCAAATATGGAGAAAATCCAGTATTTTGTGCATTATAAGTTCCTTCCAGGCTTTGGTTTCTATGGATTGGGGCTTATTCACACTATTGGCGGTCTTTCAAGGACAGCGACTGCAGCTTTACGGCAATTGATAGATGCAGGG